AGACCGTCACCAAGTTGAGTCGTCTGACTGACTGCTGGTCCACCAACAGTCGGCTGATTGATCGGCTCATTGGTAGCAACCGCAGTAACACCACCGCGATCCCAATAGTGATATGCAAAATTAACATTCATTGTGACTATATCACCATCAGTACCTACATTATAATCTAATGCACCTACTTCTGTTGGATATATTCCATATAGTGTGTATGTTGAATGAGAAGTACCAAACTGGTCAAACAATGTCATTGTGAGTGAAGCATCATTTGCTCGTGTGATAGAACCACCTGTGATTCTGTCATTGAATACAAATGTTTGCCACTCTTCCATTATCCGGCGAAGGTTCAATTTTTGATCCACTCTCCAGGTTGTTGCCCAGCTGTCACTTCCGGTGTACTTCGCGTTACCAGGTAAGTTGAAGTCAATTCCGTGAAAGTTGACTGGTACATTATTGATTGAACGTGCTGGAATTGTTGCTGATTCGATCAACAGGTGAGTTTCTGGACTCTCCGATCTTACAAAACCATTCAATCCATCATTTCCGGTCCTAATGTTTGTTATTCTCCATTGATGCTGACGAGAGAACTCGTGTCTGATCAAGTTTGCGTAAAACTTGTCTATGCTGTAATTTTCTACTAAGTGATTTGCCATAATATTGTTCCTTTAAATATTTATACCTCGTATTAAGTTTAGCCTATCAACTCGCCAAAGTTTTGATCTGTTCTAGTTGCGTAGAAGTTGACCAAAATAAACTCTGCAGCACGTACTGGCTTGATATATATGTCGACCACTAGTTCGTTGTTGTCGATAACAACCGGTGGGTTGTTACGTTCATCACACACTATTAAGAAGTCATACAAACCTTGATTTGCTTTTACTCGAGTGAATATCGGGGTTAATACTGCAAGTACTGATTGACGTGTCTTGAACGTGTTGGGTTCAAAAACGTAATACTTGATGGTTTGACGTACCGCCTTCTCTGTCCATAAGAACATTCTCCGGACGTTGATACGGTCAAACGCAGAAGGTTTGGCTTGCATGGTCTTTTGACCAAATATTACATAACCATCTCCTGGGAAATATGCGATAGGATTCAATCCAAGCTTGTAAAACTGATCACGTTGCTTTTGATTCGGGCGAATTGCCACTTCAAGTGCGTTTGTTATCAATCCTCTTGTGAAACCTGCTGGGGCGAACCATGGGTCGTAGGTTGCATCATTATTTGCATAAGCTGCTCCAATGACTCCACTAGGTGGTGCCCAGAAATTTTTGTCTACTCCGGAGTCATACTGTTTCAACCAGTTACCATACACTGCACAGTAGTTGGAATTTACAGTACCTAACAAGTGTTTCAACGGATATAACAGATGTTGACTGAAGTTTTTGGTCTGGTCCTTGGTAGTAATACCATTTCTACCGGAAACGAATATGTATCTCAGTGGGTCCAAGATTGTCATGTGATCCTTCCGGCGGTCCTGAGCGAAAACAATGAAGCTGTTGGCTACTGCTTTCCAGCTGTTTACCACAGCATTACCGTCCCACTCTTGTTCATCTGTGTTGGATGATGTACCGGCGGCAGCACCGGTGCTAGCACCAATTTCACTACCGAACATACCGGTTATATCAACAACAACCTCGTCATCAAATGCGACAGGCCCATCAGCGTCATCTGCTAATGCTTGTTGATATTGTACGTATGTGTTGATGGTGGTTAAACCAGCATCAAGTGTGATGTCGAGATCATATTCATCCAAGTTTTGTAACTTTTCGAAATTACGTTCAATCTTGTCTACAACTGTTCCGATACTTTTCTTGGAACTTCCAGGAGTCTCTTCCTGATATGTTCCTGTACCCCAGGCATATTTTTGTGCACTGTCATGGAATTTGATTGTTGTGTTTGGTACATCAACTAAATCTCCTTGCTGTGTCAAGAATGTTCCGGATTCTTCGGATATTTTCTTGTTGGCAAAAACGCTCAACAATGTGGAGTTAGCATCAACTGTTTCAATGTAGAAGCTCTTGGCTTTACCACCATTGATACTGGCTTGTTGCCTGTAAGCATCCATAGAACCTACATGAGATTCATCTAAAATGAAGTCCAGGGCGGTTGTTTCAGTGGCATAAATGCTCTTACGTAACTTGAACACTGCAAGACCAATTGTGTCTTTGAAAGAGTCAACTGCAATGTCAAATGAAGGTACATTTTCAAACACCTCACTCATACTACCCTGCGAACCAGTCACAGTGTGGGCGGTCATATCAAAATTCAACCGTTGCTGTGGTAGATCGTAGTACTGTCCGGATTGTCCAAATGTTTTGAGACCTTCAACCGCTTTGAATTTGGAATTGGCGAGGTCTGAACCATCGTCAATGGCGAATTGGCCATTGTCACCAAATGCAACATAATAACCTTCATAATAGGTGTTCATGGTGCTTTGAGCTTTGTTCACGAGCATCATGCCGCATTTTGCTAATCTCTCTTTGAAAATCGCGATCTTGCGTTTGGATACACCTTCAACAATACTTCCGGCTGCTGATGGTAAACCACTAGCGTCTACCAATTCATAATCAGCGTCTTGTGATATACCGCGAGTGAAATATGCTGGTAGATCGTCAAAGTTAAGAGCGTTCGACTGATTGGCACCGGTTACAGTTGCGTCTCTCCGGTTGATTGTACCATCACTATTGAATGGTAATACACAATCATCGTCAAACTGTACTTCACCGTTTTTCAACGCGATGTACTCTTCTGTTAAAAGATCGATACGTTGAGGTACACCGAACATCAATTCAGTACAATCTGAGACGTTACTCAGCTTACTAGTACCATCACCATCACCGTCTTTCACCACAACAACTACTGTCTTTGCGTAGTTGTTTGAAATGTTACCGGTTAAAGTAATTGAGTGATTGGCTGTATCAATGGTGTCGATCACGACACTCTCGTTGTTGTTAGCATCTTCTAATAATATATTGTCACCAGCTTTAAACACGAGTGAATTTTCAACACTGATCGTGCTTGCACCTGCTGTTAGACCAGTTGATCCACTAGCCAGCTTACTGAAGACTACTTTTTTGCTCTGCAACTGACTACCGCTCAGGCTGGAAAGCGACGTTTCATGATCGTTACCACTCACTGGTAGGATCAGCGCGCTGTAAAGCTCATCTGAGAAGGTTGTACCGCGTTTTTCACCATATGGTAATCTAGATACCATTATGTTCGCAGGGCTGTTAAATGTAGACTTAACAGTATGATAAAAATATCTCTCCGCCGCGTTTGTGGGCGCGCCGTAGATCGTTTCGAATTCCGACATAGTGCTTACGAACAACGTCTCATCAGTAGGTCCTTGAGGAGCAAATCCTTGAATTAGGATATTTGTTCCTGTTGGAAACGTAGTACGTGAACTTAAATCTATCTCGTTTATTTCAACACCGGGGGATTGTATTACTCTTGCCATTG